CCGACTTTTACGTCCGGACGCAGATATTAAAACCTTCGACTATTTCATAGGAGTCCCTGAAAAAACCCCGCTCACGCGGGTAAAAAATTCAAAAGAACTCTAGTCATTAGACTAACGTTGGTTCAAATACCGCGTGCGATACGTTTTACTTCCTAGCAGGTGAAGTATTAAACTAATACTGATAGTTCCACTGTGGCTTTGCGACAATGGATTTTCACTTTGCTATGGCTAGGCATCTCTTGCATCGAATACAGAGACCTTTTCCTAATTTGTTTTTATACTCCATTAGGAAGAGTACTACGCTTAATATGGGTGATCACTAGATTTAAGTGACTCTTAGGCACCTCAGCCCAAAAGGGCGAAACCATTTAACTGTCGACCGCAGCCGGTACAGTACCTGCAAACACACGAGGTGTGCACAGGTAAAACACCAGCTGATAGTCAACACCAGCGGACTGGAACAGATCGATTGTAGGCCAGGTCGTTGGCGAATCAGAGTCTGTCACGAGGGAAACCCCACGTGTGCAAACTGAGAAATTGTCATTGACCAAGGTATTACTTTTAGGATCCACACCCCGCTTAGTATGGAAGGCCTGGATAAACCGGGTCGGCCAATACTGCGGAATGTTCGCAGAAACAGCAGTCTGCGTGGCAGGATTCGTGATAGTCACGCCTGCTCCAGAGTTGTAATCACCACGAGTCAGAGCTCTCGCCATACCACCATAAGGAGAAGTCCCCATGGAGTAGACGTTCGTCACACCATTGGTGTTTCGGAAAGCTCCCAAACTCGTGGGTCCATAATTTCGCGAGATTGCGATGGTCCCAATACTAGAGACTGAAGCTGGGGCTGGATTCACATTGACATGTGCATTTACAGACCCCCGTACACCAACAAAACAGTCTGTGATCCAATCCAATGGATTGTTCATACAGAAGTTATATGGCACGGAGGTCGTCACATTAGCAAGGTTGTACCCAGTTGAACTACGTCCTAACCCAGGGGGGATCCTCGAGTACACATTATATGTGGTCAGGAGGCCCTTGATGGTCGTGTTCGTACCACCACCGATACCCTGAGTCAGGATATAATGAGTGCGGTGTAACAAAGGACGAAACGATGCTATCGTCTCACCCGTCGTAATCGCGCCCAATTTTGCCTGGCTCTCGTTGGCATCAGAAGCAATACTTTCAACAGTCTCAGATGACTGGATCACACCTGTTGGATCTCGCAAGAAGACACCTCCAGGTAGTGACGTGGGAGCAGCGAACTGAAAGTCGTCACCAGCTCGAACAAAAACAAGAACCTTAATAGCCGCCGTAGTAGTGGGGCCAGAAAGGGTGTTTTGAACTCTCATCGTTAGAGATCCGTTGTAAAAAGCGGAGTCATACGTATAAGAGGGAGCCGAAGACGACGAATATGTCAGCGGAAATGTAGTGAACGTGGGCACGGTAAGTAGGGGGGCAGTAGCCTTATAGGGCACCGCAAACTCCACCTCCTCTTCCGAACTCAAATCCACAATCCGCGTGAAGTTCGTTGTCTCGGTGTCTGCGTTCCCGGAAATATCGCCATTAGGATCGTAGGATATCAGAACTCGACCACGATGGTACTGAGTCTTGATGAACTTGAACCTGTAGACAACACTCCCCCTCCAAAAGCGGAAGTTGGGCGAGACATACGTCACTGTGGGCATAGTGCGGAACCCACCACTCAGGTAAGCATAATGAGGCGACACGATCGTACTCCAAAGCAGCGTATCCACTGTCTGGGTTGAAAACGTGAAGCCGTCAATATAGCTCTCCTTAGTAAGTAGGTTTGTGAAGACCAAAGGGTCCTCCTCCTTAACGCCAGCCACCTCTGATGAGATGGTTACTTCGTTCTTGGGATCAAGAGCGAGTTTGTCAATCGGCATACGAGTCTCTGCATTCGCAAATGCGTGGAAAGACTTGTTTTGGAAGGCATGGACATCATCGATCATCGGTGGGTTAGAAAACCCAAACAATCGCGCTATACTAGCTGTCGCTCTAGCTCCTACCTCGGTAGCTCTAGCAAAAGGTCCAATAACTGGAACACTTGTGAGCTTTGAGGCTACAGAAGCCACAGCAGAGGCGGGACCAGAGACGGTCCCCTTGCTCTCCTCATACTCATCACCCTGAAGGGCACCAACTGACGTCGGGCCCATGACTTCAACCTCTGTTGCCCATGCATAAATGGACACAGTAACTGCGCCGGTAGCTCCATTAGCTGAAGCCAACTGCGCGTACTCCACTAGAGTGAGCGAGCCCATTCGCGTAAAATCGCTAAGGGCTGTTACCTCCAACCACGAATGTGGCCAGAGGAAAGGTAGCTCCATCTCAGAGGTAGTCATGTTTTGGGGGGATAAGGAGATCCCTGGTACTTGGGAGAAAGGTATCAGATCTCCGGCTGCTACGTATGTACTTCGCTCATCAGCGAGCGGAAAATAACAAGCACGTAAAAGTCCAAAATCAAACGGCGAACCGTTGATGAGGAACTTCAAGTGCAACTTACATCGTAGTTTACCAAAGTTCTGCAACTTGCTCTTGATCTGAGACGTATTGAAGAACAGACTCCATGGACTATAAGTCGTTGGGGTAAAAGCTGATCCAATCGTCCAATTGAGAGTGGCAATCCGGACAGGTCGCGACAAATAGTCGGACAACCTACCAGTGACGTCACTATCATGATCATAGTCTCCACCAGAGAAAACACCCATCTTCACTTCTTCGCTCAGCCCCTCATCATGAAATTTGAGAGTCTGGGCTTGGGTGATATGAGTAGCTGTTTGCATTTCAATGACCTCAGACGATTGATAATGATATTGTGCACGGCGCTTCTTGAATAGGCGGGAAAAATCCGCCTTTAGACGAGAGCACCGCATTAAGCATTTCTCATTCTCTTCCGTCGTATAGAGATCAGACCAATCTTGTTGGCTAAATTCGGGGGCATCGGTCGCCACCCCCGGATCATTATTGCCTGGTTGTGTTGTTTTCTTTGATTTAGCAAGTGAGATTCCCGTACGTGTCTTTTACACTCATTATGACACAGGGTTTGATTCATAGGGTTCCAACTAATCCCATCCCTAAACAGGGACTTCGTGGGGTCGCCACTAGTGGGAATCGCTCTGGTCCATGACGCTCCATGTTGAATCATTAAAGAGGTCGGTAACTACCAGAATACGCACCGTTTTGGTTTTGCTTAAAGCTGGACATACGGTGAAAGCCCGTCGAGCCACTTAGTGGCTCTCAATGCAAGTGGCACATCGCCCATCCTCGGACATATCTTTGTTGTCCTCTAGATAAGCGGCGACCATGCCGTCAAACGTCGGCCATGGTGATTCGGGAAGGTAAGCCTCCCATCGGAGAGCCTGTACGAGTTCCTGCAGGAGAGAACGGCACTGCTCATATTCTGCTCGCCCATAAAAGAACATCTCACGCAAAGCCGAGCTCATAGAGGACATCATCTGAGCCTCAACACAAACGGTCTTTGACGGGATGTGGACCATCAGACTTTTCCTGATGGATTCCAACTCTAATTGGGCAACATGAGATCCCACTTCCGGCATGTACACCCATCGACGCTTCAAAAAAGAAGTATCGTCGAGGGAGACGAAAGGAATGGACTCGGCCTCTTTGTCGGCCATGGTGTAACCTACGCCAATCTCGGCGAGCTTGGCTGCCAGGATAGTGTGGTCGAACCCACGCACGCTAGGGTGAACACCCATTGTGTTATCGTCACCGTAGGTCATCAGCGCCACCTGAGACTTGAAATCACAGAGGTCGTGGCCTGACTGGACCCACGCATACCTGACGTATAGGCTATTTACTAGACTGTTGATGATCACCGTAAGTGGATGGCCCGAGGGATTTGATCCCCAATACTGAACCAAATCGCCATTGGCATCAACAACCGGGAAGGCGATGTCGTAAGCCATCGTTCGAACAACGGTGAGCTGCTCATCTTCCCATCCAGCCTTCTCCAACAAGGCAAGGATGACGTCGAAGGCGCCCAGAATGAACTGAGCTGCCATCTTCTTGTCAAACTTGGAGTAATCCCCGGCAATAATGCGGTTCTTACCGTGCTGTGTAAGGTAGTGGTACATCTCGTCCCACTCCAAGGAGGCTGCATTTGTACCAGGTGCACACTCGAAAATGTAGCGGTTCTTCTGCATCACACGAACCGTGGTCAGCAGATACTTCCGCAT